TCTACCGTCCATACTCCGGCACTGGTAAGACGGGCTTTTTCAGCGGCTGTCGCACCACCGACCATGGTGTTGATAACCAGATCAAAATCTTCCGCTCCAGAGGAAACATCCGTGGTGACGGATTGAATGGTATGCCCTATTTCATTGTTTCCAGCGGCAGTTTCCGTAGTAAATTCGATCCCCGCACCAATTCCAGCGGCGGGTGTCCCACTACTCGTTCGTTTTACAATAAGAGGATTTAGCACTGTGTTCGTGCCACTGTCCTCTTTTGCTGTCGTAATACCGGCAGAAGAGGTCACCGCTCCGTCCAAAGCAGAGGTTCCTGTTACTTCCAGGGTAGTTACTTGAATATCAGAAAGAGCGTTCGCAACAATGGCTCCACTCCCAGCCCCGTCGCAATAGACGATTACATTCTTGCCATTTTGGAGAGTAACGTCTGCGCCAGAACCTTGGCTAAAAACAAGAGAATAAGGACCACTGGACCCAGCGTCCGTGGTTGCATTCTCAAAAATAAACCATGCTTTGGTAGTATTGGGGGCAATCGTAATCGTGCAGAGTTGACTTAGAGCACCCGTGAACTTAATTACACGGAACATTCCGTCTTGAAGATTTTCAGTGGCTTCCGCAGGAGAAGCCTCTCGAACCGTCAAGGTCGCCGTAGAAGCATCCGATAAGGTAACGGCCTTGTAAGAGGCAATACGATCCAGAATGTCGAGATTGAAGTTGGTAGTGGTTCCCCACGTACCCGCTTGGTCACCTGTAGCAACAGCTTCAAAACCAAAATTAGTTGTAAATGTGGAAGCCATTGCCTTCTCCTGTAATTATGCTGGTTCTGTGGGCCACGAAGGAGGCCACGTAGTAAGATCGGCTGTTTCTGGCAAATCTCTTAAAGCCTGTCTGTAAGTTTCCCATTCAGTTTTTTTAGCAGCAGCCACAGGCGAAGGGTGGTCTGACGCATGTGTCCAATCGGAATCTACAAGTTTCTGGTTTCTTTGTTCTCGTAAATTATTCATATGACTTGACTCACGATCAGCTATTTCCTCTGCCGTCATATCTCTTACACGATGTACCAAAGTAACTCTGTTTTCTTCAGCAGTAATTACATCCGTGTCAAATGTCTGATTGACAGCAGGAGTAACATTTGTCTCCACCAACGGGAGCCACCCAAGAGTCTTGAGATAAGCATCATCACCGTTTGACAAGTGTAAATTAGATACGCTGCCCCAGCTTTTGGGCAAACTACCCAGATAATCTACGCTGCCATCGTCTTTAACGTGTGCATACATCGCAACTGCTCCTTGATCTTTGCGAAAGGATCTTCCCAACTTCCGTATTTTTCCTGTCGGAAGAGTGTGGCACTATCATAGTAAGGAGTCACATTTCCTGGTAGTGCCCACAGGTAATATGACAGGACTGGAACTACAATCCATGTTTTCACACCCATCGCTGCTGCCAAATGTGCAACGCTGGTGCAGGAACTTATTACCAATTCACATTGGCTGATTGACTTCCTAGTAGTTTGCCAATCGTCCAACGGAGCCTGTTCCATCCACTCTGGTTTTAGTTCCGCATCTTTGTCTCGCTGTAAGGAGACACAATCGTATCCTTTTACCGCATCAAACATTAGATCAGCCGGGAAGAACCTGTGCTGTTCATGCTCAAACTTAGGATTGCCGCTCCACCTTACTCCTATACGTCCCGGTATTGGGTCAGCAGTGCGCTCGATATAAGGCTCCCCTTTTAAATCTTCATACTCGTACCCAAGAGGAACTACTGCTGACATCGAAGGGAGCCAATAATCATGGTACGTTCCACATGCTGCATTGTGTTCTACTACGGGGAACTTCTCTGCAAACAGGGGAGCTAATTCAGGAGAACAGGAAATCACCACTCGATTTCCTCGTTTCTGTAAATCAAAAGCAAACCGATAACTCTTAATCTGGTCACCAAGTCCACCTTCCAAGTTAAGTAAAACGGTTCCTTCTTCTCCATTCCATATAGGCTGCTTAGAACCTATATGCCTGTTGCCAAATACGTCCTGTAAGCGTCCTTGGTCTAAAAGTTTGTGACCTTCTAGTAATTTACCTTGACGTAATAAATACCAACCACGGTTAAATGCTGCTCGTTGACAGGTTGGAGTTTCTTTTTCCAGTTGTTGAGCAATCAACCAACCTTTGTCAAAATCACCGTGAATACCGGCTTCAAGTTGTTTATCTAAAAGGGTCATGTGGCAGAGTTGAAAGCCCCAGCCGGGCTGTCCCCAACTGCAGGAAAAATCCAGTCTGTTCTACTCCCAACTTGTACAGGAGATGATACAGTAATTGCATCATTTCTAGGATTGCCTTCAGCGGCGTTGCCCGCCCCCCAACTCCATAGTGTGCCATCCGTTTTCACAGCAATCATGTTATTACCAACAATCTCTACATATTTCCAATCAGTTAAAGAACCTACTTGTACAGGAGAAGAATAATTTGTCGTATTTCCTAAACCCAACCTACCATCCCCGTTATTCCCGCAAGTGAACAGTTGCCCAGCGGAATTAATGGCCGCACTAGCACCGCCGCTGCACGCCCACCAAGTCCAATTTGTCGAACTACCAACTTGTACAGGAGAAGAATAATTTGTCGTATTTCCTTGCATTATCCTGCCGGTCGCGCCCCATCCCCAAGTCCAAAGTTCTCCATCATTATTAATAGCTCCGACACCACCACCGTACCCATTAACTATATTCCAATTTGTTGCACTACCCATTTGTACAGGGGAAGACCTAGCTGTTGAAGTACCATCACCTAAATACCCTTCGAAATTATCACCCCATGCCCATAGTGTTCCATCACTTTTAATAACCCATGTTGACTTATTACCACATGAAATTCTTCTCATATTCTCGTAACTTTGTTCGCCATCAGACCAATCAGTTAGAGAACCTATTTGTATAGGAGAAGATATTGCTGTTGTATTTCCATGACCAAGGCATCCATCCTCACTATTACCCCATGACCATAAAGTACCGCCTGTTTTTGCTGCATGAGTAAAATTTCTGCCTCCTCCATCTTCCCCACCAGTAGCTATCATCGCCCAATCCGTAGCACTACCTACTTGTACAGGAGAACTTTTGTCAGTAGTAGTCCCGTCACCCAATGCTCCGGTGCTAGCATTTCCACAGGTAAATAGTTTTTCATCTGTGTCAACTGCACCCGAAGTTCCTAAGCCAGAGGTACCACGACCGCCTGTCCATGTTCTGTATAACTTTCCACCAATTTGTACAGGAGAACATAAAGTAGTTGTATTACCTGTCATCATGCCACCCTTATTATTACCACCCCAAGCAAATACATAACTATCAGGAAAAGGGGTATTTGTGGCTCCACCAGCCGCACCAGCAGCACTCATCATCATTGGAAGAATGTTAGGCATTTAATGTTCCTTTATGACGGAGTCTTGCTATCTGCACTGGCAACCATGCCGTGCCAAATTGTTCCACCGTCGATGGTGAAAAACACAAGAATATCCACACCGCTAGTAGTAAGCGTGGGGGCTGTTCCTCCCGCCCAATCCACAGAAGCTGGCCAATTAACTGTTTGAGAACCTCCATTGGTCAACACAAGGCTAAAGCCACAGAACTCATCAGAAGCTGTTGGGTTGCTGAATGTAAAGGTGTTGGCAGAAGTATCTACAGTGGCACTCACACTATTGCCTGAAGTAACATCGATATCCTGTGTCCCGCCGCCTGTCGATCCAATTGCGTTGGTTACGATGCCATAATCAATGAGATTAACGCGACCAATTTGATTGTCTGCGCCAGCTATAGCAGCGGCCAATGTCTGTATGCCAGAAGCTGTGAACGTCCCAGTGATGGCAGTGTCATCTCCAATCGCAACGGTTCCCGTCCCGTTTCCCTGTATCGTGACATCTCCATCAGTAGTCGAGGCTGTGAGTGTGTCGGCTTTTAAAGTGCTCATTTCGGAAACCTCTGTTTAATCTCTGCAACTTTAGCGGCCCAAGTTCCAACGGGAACTTCCCCTCGTTCTTCTTCCAGATGGAGATGGTCAGACTCAGCTTGGTAAGCCCTGCGACGATTACTTTGCACTTCCGCTACCGCCCTAGATG